ACAAGTTGGACGAGGCCAAGAACCACTACGATGTCCGGTCGATCTATTCGAGTGAACTCGGTCGCGCCCTTGCCCGGACGATGGACAAGAACCTGATCGGTGTGGCTCTCAACACCGCGGGTACTTGGACTACCGCTGCTGGAGTGGTCAAGTCGAATCCGGTTAGCGGTCTCCCGACTTCGACCATTATCACCGACATCAACCTTGGTGCTGCCTCAACTGTTGGAAACATTGTTGGCGATACCGCTGTCGGCGCTTTTATTGATGCGATGTATAACATGGCCGCGACTTTTGACACCAAGAATGTTCCGAGCGAAGAGCGGTATGTTGTCGTTACCCCGACTTCCTACTACAACATCGTGAACAGCACCGAAGGAAAGGATTTGATCAATCGGGACTACAATCCCGATCCGAGCAACTCGTTCGTCAATGCTCAGATCGCCTCGGTTGCCGGTTTCCGCATCGTCCGCAGCAACATCGCTTCTCAGGTTCTGGGAGTGAATGTGGCGGCGATCGGCAGCGCTTCCGGGGTCACTCCGTTTGTCCCCGGTCACCGCAACACTTACTCGGGTAACTTTACCCGTGTCAAGGCCCTTTGCTTCCAGAAGCAGGCTTTCGGCACGGTCAAGTTGCTTGACCTTGCGATGGAGTCGGAGTACGACATCCGCCTTCAGGGCCACCTGATGGTCGCCAAGTACGCGATGGGCCACGGCTCGCTCCGTGTCGAGTGTGCTGGAGCGCTTGTCGGTAATGTCTGATTTTGTGGACTGTATTTGGGGACCTGACTTGGAAACGAGTCAGGTCCCTTTTTTTCATTAGGAGATTTCAATGCCAATCCATGAAGGCTCAAGCCCTTGGCAGACCAGCGAACTGGACGCGGTGAACACTCTTCTAGCAACCGTAGGGTCACAGCCGGTGAACTCGGTGGACGCTCCCGTGGTCGATGCCGTCATGGCCAAGCAGACCCTGAAGGAAATCTCTCTCGCTACGCAATTGAATGGTTGGTATTTCAACACTGATCAAGGAAAGGTATGGAACCCGGATTCATCTGGGCTGATCTACCTTCCATCCAACATCCTGATGGTGGACAACGCTTACGGGGTGTTTGACAGCAGGCAGGTCACCGCACGGATGAACTCGAATGTACTTGGGCTGTACGACATTACCAATCACACCTTCACATTCACTTCCGCCGTGACCACTAAGGTTGTCTACGCATACGATTGGTCAGGGCTGCCACAAGCCGCGCGCCACTACATCACGGTTCGGGCAGCCCGCGTGTTCCAAGATCGTGCGGTAGGTTCCGAAAAGCACCATTCGTTCACTCTTCGGGATGAGCAATATGCTCTCGCCGCGTTGAAGAGGTTCGAATCCGAGACCGGAGATCACTCCATCTTTGATGATTACTCAGTGATGCGGACTGTGGATCGGGCATATCCGACAGTAACGGGGCTGTAAATGTACAACATCTCCATTCCAAATCTGTTGAACGGCGTGTCTCAGCAGCCAGCAACGGTGAGGCTGCCGTCGCAGTGTTCCATTCTTGAGAACGGGTACCCATCTCCGACCTCCAGTCTTTCCAAAAGGCCGAATACCGAGAAGATCAGGAACTTCGCCGGTCCAGCAGTTCCCCATGGAAAGTTGCATATCATTGAACGGGGGGATGGTGAATCCTACGCTGTGATGTTGAATCAAAGCGGAATCACTGTCCACGATCTGGTCAACGACACGGCTGTTCCGGTGGTCATCACAACAGGCGCGTTGTCGTATCTCTCAGCAGGATCCCCGGCTGACTTCAACACCAATATTACATTGACTACGATTGCGGACACGACTTTCGTGTGCAACCGCAGTGTGACGGTGGCTGCCACCGCCGGATTGCCTACATGGAACTATATTCGAGGTCTCATCTGGGTCAAGAGCAGCAACTACGGCATAAAGCACGCTGTTGAGATTCGGCTGCTGAATGCCAACGGCGGACAGGCCAGCGGCACCACCCCGTTGAATGCTTCGTTCGTCACTGCCGACATTCAGACGGCTGGAGACGGGTATCTCGCGGTTGCTGAAAGTGTTGACGGTGAGATGTTTCTCGCGGGAACTTCCGTTCTGGACGGTGCCTATATCGCAGCCAGATTGGCTACAGCCATTAAGACTGTAAGAACGCAAAAGATTGCAGCGGGAGAATCCGCATGGAACAATCTGATACTCACTCGTCAGGGCTATGCAATCGATGTTTTTCTTAATGTTTATGGATCCAATCCTCCCGCAGTGGACTTCGATCTGCTTCATCAGGATGGTGTTCCGCAATCCACAGGACTTGAGTTTGTCAAGGATGAAGTTCAAAGTTTCGAACAGTTGCCCGTCCTGTGCAAGGAGGGAATGCTGGTCAAGGTTGCTGGAATGCCTGAGGATCCCGTCGATGACTACTATGTGAAGTTCAAGGGAAGCAGTCCCGGAACAACCACGGCAATGTCCGAAGGTCAGTGGGTGGAGTCCCGCCCCAACGGGATTTTGACCCGCCTCACGGCAAACACCATGCCGCATGTTCTTATTCGAACCTTTAGCGGTGGCAATCCGGTATTCACCTTCACCCCGGCAGACGGCTCAACCTCTGCCGCTGGCCTCAAATGGGCCGAGCGCGAGGTTGGGGATGATGTGACCAATCCGCCCCCATCGTTTGTCGGATCTTCCATCACCTCCATCTTTGGATTCAAGAACCGTCTCGGAATCCTCGCGGGGGAGGCGGTGATCATGTCGGAGGCCGGGGACTACTTCAACTTCTGGCGCACGACTGTTGCCAGCCTTCTCGACACCGACCCCATCGATGTCTACTCGTCGCATTCTCAGATCACTGAATTTCGATACGGTGTCCCGCTTGATGACAAGTTGGTGCTGTTTGCTGACAACGCTCAACTGGTCTTGGATTCAGCCGATCAGCCGCTGACTCCAAAGACCGTATCGCTGGTTCCGCTTGGGCAATACAACTGCACCTCCGACTGCATGCCAGCCGCGGCAGGGTCGGAGGTGTTCTTCGGTTTTGACAGATCGAACTTCACTGGCATTCGGGACATGATCGTTAATCTTCAAGATTCCCGAATGGTCGTGGCACCGGAGATCACTGCTCATGTCCCCTCCTACCTGTTTGGTCGTCCGGCAGAGATCAAGGCGTCTGAACTTGAGAAATGTCTTATTGTCCGAACCGCCGATGTCCCTTCATCCCTGTATCTCTACAAGTGGATGAATGCTTCCGATGAGCGTGTGCAGTCCTCGTGGTCTGTCTGGTCGTTTTCCAACATCGACATTTTGTCGATTGGTTGGCTGGATTCAGTTCTGTATATGCTTGTTTATGATCAATTGAATCTGAAATACGGTCTACGGATGCTTGATGTTCGTGAGGGGCGGACGGATGTCGATAGTCCCATCGCTTCTCTCTTGGACGATCGCGTGACAGTGGCGGAGAACTCGGTGTCTTCCGGGACATTCACCGTGCCCGGTAGGGTGGCGTGGACAGACATAACCTCCTTTTCCAATGATCCACCTCCACCAGGTGAGTTGGTCTATACCCACGGCCCGGCCTTGTTCACAAACACCGACCCAGAAATGGCGTCGGGGTCGTTTGTCGTGAATCCCGGCTCAACGGCATTAGTTCACAATGCCGCCATTACTGGGACCTACACCGCAACCCACGCCAGTGGAGACTACAACACCCGTGAACTCACCGTATTCCCTGTAATTCTAGGCAGCAACTGCTCTTTGGGTGTTACCGTGACCAGCAGCCCAACTGCCAGTACCAACATCTTCACCCCGACTAGTTGGCCATCGTTGGCTAACAACAGCCTGATTTGTGAAATCGTTGTTGATGGCTCCACGATGTTTTATGAAGAGTTGCTCAATTCTCCGGACTTCTCAGTCACGACTACAGCCGTGACCGGAGTGCGGAATGTCGAAGGTCAGGCATCATTCAATTACGGATCTGACTCTTATGTCGTGGCGTGCAATCTGAACTTCAATGACGGAACCACCGCTTTGGCGTCAGATGTGATCACTGGAAACATGCTTCTGTCTTCCGGCACCAACCAAGCCAATCGTACGGTTGTCCTGAAGTTGATCCGAAAGCGGGTCATGAACGCTGACGGGACGATTCTCCAAGGTTCCGGCACCCCGCTCTTTTCCTTCGCTTCCTCCTATGTAAACGCCGGAGAGAATCCCGTCAACATCGCTGGAGGCAGCCTGATTCCTCTTGTGGATCTCGTTTATGCCGATGGCGTGTTGGCTGGCCAGTCGATCCCGTTCGACTTATCTTATGACCCTGTTTGGGATCAATCGACCTTTTCGTTCGACCCTGCTATCGGATCTCCAAAGATGTTCTATGGAACTCCGTACCGCTTCTTTTATCGCTTCTCGCCGCCTTATCTGCGCACTGGCACGGAGCGAACAGCCTTGACTTCAGGCCGTTGGCAGATTCGGAATCTGCAACTAATCTACGATGCTTCGGGACCGTTCTTGGCGGAGATTTCTCCGGTGAACGCCTCGCTCGGACCTTCGTATTCCTATCCCCGTAGTTCAATTGTTTCAACATCATTCCTCGGTTCGTCCTTGGAATCTGGTACCATGCGGGTGCCGGTCATGGCTAAGCCAGATCAAGTTCACATCGATCTGGTGAACGATACGCCATTCCCGTCGCATATCGTCTCCGCCGAAATCGAGGCCACTTATGACGGCAGATTCCGCCGCATTTGAATTGCGGGTTCGGCCTTCTTCAAAGAAAGATTCTCTCCCCCTGTTCCGGTCGCTTCGGCCTGAAGATCTCCGCGAGTTGAGTGTGGGCTGTCCGACTGAAGCGCAGTGCCTGCACAGTATCCGCGCGGGCATTCAACGGAGCGACCCCTGCTACACGGTCCATGTCGCCGGGCGTCCCGTGGCTGTTTTTGGAGCCATCCCCGGGGTTGTTCGGGGCGAGCCCGTTGGCATCTGTTGGCTGTTGGGATCAAACGATCTTGTCAACCCGTTGAGCAACAGGACTCGGTTTATTCGGGAATCTGAAAAGTGGCTCAACACACTTCATGAACATTATCCGACTCTGTGGAACTTGATTGATTCGCGAAATTCGGTACATCTCCGCTGGGTTCGGTGGCTAGGGTTTGACATTTCCAATTCCATCGAACTTGGACATGACAGAATTGTCTTTCATGAGATCATTAGGAAATCTTGAACATGTGCAATCCCGGAATTTTTGCGGCTGTTGCGGCAATCTCATCCATCGCCGGATCGGTTGTCGCATTTACAACGCAATCGCAAGCGGCTGCCGCACAACGGCAATACCAAGAGCAGGTCTACGAGCAGACTCGAACGCTGGCCATCGGAAACTTGACGCAGCAGTTTGCGTCCATCACTGAGCGACAAGTCGAGGAGCAGCGCAAGGCGTCTCAGGAAATCTCTCAGATTGTTCAGCAGGCTCGACAGGCAAGGGCTTCGGCATACGCCTCGTCCCTTGAATCGGGAGTGGCGGGGCTGTCTGTGGA